TCGAGCTATGCCCTTCGCAAAGAGCGCGTGGACGCATGGTGCGAACGTTGGGAGAAGGATCCCGACGATGCACGTTTCATCATTGTGCCTGGGGTGCCCGCATATTCCGATACGGAAGGTTGGCAGGAAATCCGGGACGGATTGGCAGAAATGGACGCCAGACCGGATTTTGTTGTTATCGATACCGTTACCCGCATGATGACGGGCATGGACGAAAATTCCAATAATGACGGCAAGCTGATTTTATCGCGATGCGAGGAAATGGCGCAACATTACGGTGCGTTCGTTTTGGGTGTCGGACATACCGGTAAGGATCAATCGAAGGGATTGCGCGGCGCACAAGTCATGATCGACAATAGCGAGGTTGTGCATTTCGCAAAGAAATCCGGAATCGGTACGTCATTGATGGTAAAGAAATTAAAAGAGGTGGATATTCCCGCGGAAACGTTTTATCTTGAGGTTCAGAAATTCGGCGCGTCGATCGTGCTTGAGCGAACCGAGGGTAAATCGGAAATCGAGCAAAAGGCCGGAACGCCACGTTATGGCTGGTCGAGCACACAGGAAATTGTGAAAATGCTCGAAACCTTGGGAGGTAGAGCTTCAACCGATACATTGGTTCAAGAGATTTCCGGACATTTCGGGATCGAAAAGGATTTGGTGCGCCGGCAGCTTCACAAGAATGATGATCTACGATGGCTGCGCCCCGATTCGAACAACTGGCTTATTCCGACACAGGAGTATGATTTATGACCTCCATACCCACCATAGCGTCCAAGCTGACGAAACGACAGGCTGAGTTCATTCGGCAGGGCCGTTGGCGCGACGCTCCGAACGTAACGTCTCTCGTCGGACTCGGCGTCGTTGGCATTCAAGACGACGGGCGGTTCTACCTGACGACCACCGGAGAAGCCCCGGCTCGCGACAAGATTGAGCGCGTCGTCGACCCAAACGTGAAGTCGGGTCTGTGCCGCCGATTCCCCGAATACATTAGCCGCTGATCGCATCATTGGTGCGGTGAGTTCTCCCCCTCTCTCGAAAGCTCCCAGTCATGAACACGATCGTTGATGCAATTCGATCCGTATTCGCTGACGTTGAAGTCAGGCGCGGGGCTCAGGCCTCCGAGACGGTGCGGACGAAATGGGACCGCGCGCTGTTGCTAGCGGAGGCGAAGGCCAAGCCGCACCAATTCCGCAAATGCTCCGCGTGCGGGTCCGGACCATGGCACCGCTCGTGGATGAGCTGGGACGGAGTTTCGCCGCCACATGGCGAGGGAAAACAATGGATCGGGCCGTGCTGCTCGGGCGCAGATTGAGGAGAGACGTCATGAACACAGATGATCGAGCGATTGCGGACCTGAAGCCGTGCCCGAACCCGTGGTGCGATCCGAAATTCTCCACGCCTGAGGTTCTGCGCGGTGCCGGAGGATATGCGGTGAATTGCTGTGGACTTGATGCTTGCGGACTGAAAGGTCCGAGCCGGGGTTCGGAGGAAGACGCTCGCGAAGCATGGAACACCCGCCCCGCAGACAGACTAGAAGCCTTCCACGCCAATGCGATCCTTTGGGCTCGCGAAGTGACGGCGCGATATTTCGAGAATGATCCGCTAGATAAGGCGCGCCGCGAGATTGCGCAGCACACGCGAGAAGGCCGATACGACGATCAGGATGCGGTTCAGATCGCGCTCTACGCTCGCGCCGCCCTGCAATCCCCGCCTCCCGTAGTGTCGGGGGAAGCGGATTGGGCTTGGGTTCCGCGTGATCCTACGCCTGAAATGCTCGCCGCATCGGAGCGCGAGTGGGATGGGCGAATGTCGTTCCGTTCAACCGGCGCGTGGCAAGCGATGCTTGATGCAGCTCCAGTATCGCCTGAGTTTCCGTTGGGCGAACCGACGCCGGGCAACTCTTTCCGTCCTCTGGCTCGGGAGGCTGATGATCACCACTCGCCTACCGAGTTTACAACCTCGCTGGCAGACCGAGGGGAGACGTCTGCCACCCCTCCCGTAGTGTCGGGGGAAGCGACGACATTGGAGCTAGCCCGGCAGATTTGTGCCCAAGCTCGGCCTGATTACGCGGACGGTTTCCTGAGCGGAAAATACGACGGCAGCAGCACCGAAATGCGCGCCGTCATGATTGCCCTCTCCACCCCCGCCACCGCGCAGGGGGATGTACGGGAAGTTTGTGCAAGGATGGCGGACGATCTGCGCCACGCATTCGATATGGAGCGGAGTCGTACTCCAGACGGCGACGCGCATTGGTATTTGGCGGGTAAGAGAGACGGAGCACTTTCTGTTGCCAGCGCTATTCGCGCAACACTAGGAGCGCCCCATGAAGGATGATGCTGAACGAGCGCGGGAGATCGGCATTCAGGTTGCCGCCGAATTGCCCGACGGGACTCCGCCTTCACTGTACATCGCGACAGCTGGTGGCGCATCGCGCGGCGCCATGATCGCCTTTGCACAGCAGCCAGAGGGGTGGAGGCCGATCAAGACGGCGCCGAAGGATGGGACCGTTGTCGATCTATGGAAGGTCGCGCCAGATGGCATTCACGGAAGACGCGTGCCAGATGCGCTTTGGGACGATAATCGCAGTTTCAACGGCGGGATCGGTCGCGTTGCGCAGCCGGATGCGTGGGTTCATGCCGGGCATCGTGGTATGATCCACCTTGATGGAGGGCGCTTCTCGCACTGGATGCCTCCGCCGACCCCTCCCGCCGCCATGCTCGACGTAGCGTCGATACCGGATCCAAAGCCGTGAACGATTTCTGGAAATCCGATACCTATCGGATCGTCAAGAAAATGAAGGCGACGGGTAATCAGCCTGGAGTGATTGCACTGTGGAAAAACATGGTCGCGGAATGGGCGGAAAAGTCGAGCGGTCCGGATGCGGAAGCCGTCAAGGCGTTTTTGCCGCTGTGGCAAATCCGACCTTATTATACCGCGGCCGAGCTTGCGCCAATCTTTCCCGTGCTGGCGGTGACGTTGGGATTGCGCGAGCGTCCGGCGCCGGCAAAAGGCGCGGCGTTGCTGGCAAACGAATTGCGCATGGCTGGACTACCGCATTTTCGTCGCGACGGGACACTATATTTCGTTGTCGAGCAATGCCATCGGATCAAGGAGTTTGAAAATGCACAGCCCGAATGAAATGGCTCGCGCTGGCTGCACTTCCTTGCGGGGTCTCTGTTTGTGGGAGGAGTGCGGCTTGCTTGGTCCGGTCGCACGCTCGAGCGGCGATACTCGTCAGTACACCGACGAACAGCTTGATCGCGCGAAGATCATCGCCGCGGCGCAATTCGGCGGGTTCGATTTGGAAACGATCGCCGGCATGATCAATGCCTATCATGTCGACATGGAAGTTTACGATGCATTGACCACGAGACTCGCGGATCAAATGCGGGCGGCGGCAAGGCTCGCGGAGGGTCTTCCGATTCCGCTCGGCCCGAAAACGCAGGAGTATGATTTATGAAAATCAGATTACGTTTAATTCGTGCCGGATGGTTCCGATATTGGCGCCCTCTTATGGTCGATGATCCTAGACAAATCTGGGTAGGCCCTTTTTCTTCGTTTGACGAAGCCGTGAAGTGGAAATTCTGATGATCAACCTGACCCTTGGGAGCCCGACCGATTGGCCAGGAGCAGACGCCATGCGTGAGCGTTTCGAGGCAATCCTTAACGATACGCCGACGCAGCCCGGCATCTATGCTGCGCGTCAATGGTATGGCTGGAGGATACTTGAATGGCACGAGGGCGCTTGGTGGCATATCGGCCGCGTGTCGGCATGGCCGAAGCGTGCGGAGATCGATGCTTTCGTCGGGCCGCTGCCTGTCATTTCTCGGGATTATTCTGTACCTGAAAAGCCCGTTATGGAGTTTGATCTATGAAAAATTTATGGTGCCGAATGTTTCATTGGAAGCACATTCGCTTGGTCGAGGCTCCGAAATTCCGGGGACCGTGGTGGAACAGACTTCGGTGTTTGCGCTGCGGACAGGTTCATTGGATCAACGAGAAATGAACGCCGCGGATATCAAAACCGGAACGCCAAAGGTCGATGGTCGCTATGTCGTTTTTATCCAATGCGCAGCCGCACAAGCCCGCGATTGGGTTGAGCCCGTCGTCATGACCTGGGCCAGCGGCAGATGGCATACGACGTTTCTGAAACCGAAAATCATCGGCTGGCTTGGCCCTATTCCGGTGATGAAGGTTGCCGATATCGCGCAGGATTATGATTTGTGATGGTGCGTCGTGATAATTTCGGAAACGTGCATGTCGTCGGACTTTCCGGCGGGCACGATAGCACGGCGATGGCCCTAGAGCTTCGCGAGCGTTACCCGGAAATCCCGTTCAATTTCGTCTGCACGCCGACCGGCAACGAAAGCGCGGCAATGTTCGCGCACTGGCGCAATCTCGGCGATTTGCTCGGCTCGCGTCTGATCCCGGTTGTCGCCGGCACGCTGAAGGCGATGCTCCGCGAAGAACAGATGCTGCCGAATTTCCGGGCGCGTTGGTGCACGCGACGGCTCAAGATCGAGCCCTACCGCGAATGGCTCAAGGAACAGACGATTTTTGGCACGACCATTTCCTACATCGGTCTGCGCGCCGACGAAGAGGGCCGGGCCGGCGGTGCCTATGATGACATTTTCGGCGTCGAAATGCGTTTTCCGCTGCGCGAATGGGGATGGGGCGAAGATGAAGTGCAAGCGAAGCTCGCGCGAGCCGGTGTCGTCTGTCCTGATCGTACCGATTGCGAATGGTGCTATCATCAACGGATTGGCGAATGGTGGGAATTGTGGTTCTACAATCGCGAGAGTTTTATGGAGGCAATCGCGATCGAGCAAGAATTGGGCTACACTTTCCGCACGCCCGGCCGCGATAGCTGGCCCACGGCGCTCATTGAATTGCATGAGGTTTTCTCGACCGGGAAAATGCCGACGATCAGTTTGAACAAAATGAACCGCGAACGAATGGCGTCCGGCGGCTGTCGAGTTTGCACGCTGTAGGAGAATGGCGATGTATTGGAAAATGGTCAATCGGGGCATAGCCTTAATTCTGGCAGCACTTTGCGCGGAGTTTGTCGGCTTGTGGGTTGTCGTGTCGATCCCGCTGGCAATCCTGGGCGCGGTCGGCAGCGTCGTGCATTGGGTATTCACGGCCGGCGATCCGTTAGTTCCATGAAAGTTTTTCGGGTCAAGGACCACTACATTCTGGAAGTGCTTGCTAGTCGACGTGAAGACATAGCATCGCTCATGGCTTATCGTGGACTTACGTTCAGTACGTCGGCGTCGAGCCGGGAAAAAGCGGTGCTGTTCACGTCGAACCCATATGCGGTTGCCGATATCGCCGATCCCGCGACCTGTCCCGACCTTGCGCCTTATCGCAAGGAAATCGACCTGTCCCGTGCGCTCGACGGCGTGGGCACCAAAAGGCTGCCGCCAGGGGTCGAGCTATGGGATTATCAGCGCGCGACCCTGGACTATTTGCTTGCCCGCAACGGAGGCATCAATGGGGATCAGCCCGGCCTAGGAAAAACAATCACGTCGATCGCGTACTGTAACCAGCGAGAAGCACAACGCGTGCTCGTGATCGTGCCGGCGTCCGTAAGGATCCAATGGGGCGAGCAAATCCGGCGTTTCTCCACAATCCCGAATGTCAAGGTATCGGTAATGCTGAAGGTCAAGGATGGAATCCACCCGACCGCGCATTATCAGGTCTTGAGCTACGACGCGGCGCGCAATCCGGCTATTATAAAAGCCATCGCAAAATCCCAATGGGACGTCATGATTTGCGACGAAGCGCACAAGATGAAAAATATCGATGCGCTGACGACACGTGCCGTGCTCGGCAACAACCGCGGCGAATATCAGCACGGCGAAATCAAAATTCCTGCGATCAAAAACTATTGCCGCGAGCATCTGGCACTGACAGGAACGTTGTTATTGAATAGGCCGGCGGAAGCCTATGTGCTGCTGCGCCACTTTGACCACGAGGCGATCGACTTCATGGGCTGGGAAGCGTTCAAAAATCGCTACAACAAACAAGCCGACATGAAAACGATCGAAGGCAAACGCTTCAAGCTCGAAAGCACCAGCCTGGAAAGTGAATTGCAAAATCGGCTGCGCGTCAACGTGCTCGCTAGGCATGAAAAGAAAGACGTTTTAAAATTCATGAGGCCGCCGAGATACTCGATCGTTAAGTGCGAGGAAAACGGAGCGGTGAAAGGCGCCCTCGACGTCGAAGGAATGCTTGGGCTGTCGATCGACGAAATCCAGACGACCAAGGATTTTGAAATCCTGGGGCATATCGCGGAAGCGCGCCGATTGATGGGTTTGGCACTGGCACCACAGATTATCGAATACGCTTGTGATTTTCTCGACGGTTCCGAAGAAAAGCTGGTCATCTTCGGCTGGCATATTGACGTGCTTACGGCGTTCGAGGAAGGATTGGTGCAATATGGTACGGTTCGGGTGGACGGGAGAAAATCCGCTGGTGCTAGGCAAAAGGCCGTTGACGACTTCATTTCTTTGGAGCATAAACGGGTATTCATCGGCAATATCCAATCGGCGGGAACCGGATTAGATGGCTTACAAAAAGTTTGCTCACGCTGCTACCTCGCAGAGCCGGACTGGGTACCCGCCCAAAACGAGCAAGCCGTTGCCCGCCTCGATCGGATCGGCCAGGAAAATTTAGTCAACGCAGAAATTTTCGTGGCGCCAGGGTCCATATCGGAAAAAATCCTTGTGAGGGCGCTCGAAAAATTAAACGTAATTCACAAGGTTCTCGATCAAAAGGAACAATGAAATGCACAAGCCCGAAGATTTCATCCACATGCCTATCCCGGCAAGTATGTTCACGGCAGTCTGCGCCGTGCTGGCTGGCGTCAGCCCAAACGCACTCACTTCGTCGGCTCGCACCCCGGCCGTTGGTGTCGGGACTGCCGATGCGAGGCTGGTCACCAAGTCAAGCTCGGCACAACTCGGTACGCCGGTGGAAAGCCCCGCGTCTGTCGAGAATGGTTCGACTGCGACAACCGATGCATCCCCTTCTGACGATGGCGAAATCGACGCGGACGGTTGGCCCTGGTCAGCCGACATGCACGCTTCGACCAAGGGCAAGACCAAGGATGGTCTATGGCGCATGAAGGTCGGCGTGACGCGGCCGGATCCGAAGCCGGGTTTTCCCGTGTCGGATGGGGTCACTTCCACCACGAGCGATGGCGCGGCTTCCGCTGCTCCCGACACTGTGACGACCGGCGATGCTGGCCCGGTGACTGACACGGCCGACGATGACGAATTCGCGGCATTCCGTGCAGCGGCCGACAAGGCCAGCGACACCGACACAGCGGCGGCTGCGAGCGTTCCGGCCCGCAAATGGACCGACTCCGATCTGGGTTCGTTGTGCAATCAGGCCGCGACCAAGCTGGGCGATCCAGCGCCGATCAAGGCGATCATCGCCGACTTCATGCCGGAAGGTGTCGTCGCTCACTCGCGCAATATCCCCGACGAGCGGCGCGAGGAATTCGCTCAGGCCGTCGAGGCAAAGGCCGGGATCGCATTCGCCGGTTGAATTTAACAGGGACTAGGCTGTTCACCTACTACCCGTGAAGTCGAGTTCTCTTGTTGACGCGGCGCCGGCAGCGCGTAATCTGCCGGTAATTAAAGAGTGTAGCTAAAGGACCGATCGATGATCGAACTGGAACATTCCCCACTAGGCGGCAGCGGCGCCCATAGATTCATGAATTGCGATTTCTCTTTCCTCAAGCAACGTGAGGAAATCGAGGAAGGGTCATTCGAGAATATCCCATCGGAATTCGCCGAGCTTGGCACCGCCGCGCACGAACTCGGCGCTCTGTGCATCGTCGAGAATACCGAGCCGTTCGAATATATCGGCGAGGATTTCAACGGCTACAAGGCTGGCTGGCCCGATGGCATCGCACTCGACGCCGTGCAAGTCTATGTCAACGAATGTCGTGCGATTCTCGATAGCATCGCCGGGCGCCCGCATCGCGTGCTGGTCGAACAGACGATCAAGCGCCCCGATATCCATCCGCTATTCAAGGGCACGGTCGATTTCGGGGTCATCACCTCGACTCGGCTGGTTTCTCGTGATTACAAAAACGGTGAAGGTATCGGAGTCGAGGCGCCGAACAATCGTCAGCTTCTCTACTACGGATCCCTGTTGATCCTTGAGGCAGGCTTCACTGGTCCCGAGCATCGTGATATCCCGGTCGACCTTGGCATCGTGCAACCGAATTTCTACGGCATTTACGAAGAGGTCGTGCCCTGGGTAACGACGGTCGGCTATGTGCTCGATTGGCTGCATAACGAATTGCTGCCGACCATGAACCGGCTCTATGGCGCACCACGCGAGACGCCGACCGATGCCGACGCCAACCCCGGCGATCATTGTCAATTTTGTCCTGTGCTCCTGTCCTGTCCGAAAATGCAACGGGCGTTCGAGGAATATGCAGATGGTTCGGAGGATTTCGTCACCATGCTTACCAATGAAGAATTGGACCGTTATTATTCGCAGCGGGAATATGCCCGGCGTTTCATGAAGGTGCTCGAACAGACGGTGAAGGCGCGCAAGCTGACCGGCGCTAATATCCCGAGCGCGAAGCTAGTCGAGCCACAGACGGCGCGCGTCTGGAAGCCGGGTGGCATTGCCGCGATCCAGGCGGCGTTCGGCGCACAGGCGTTCAAGCCCGCCGAGCCGCTGTCGCCGGCCGCGATCGAGAAGCTGTCGAGCCGCGGCAAGGAACTGGCGCTGGAATGGGGCTACAAGCCCGAGAGCGCCGGTCTGACGATCGCGCCGCTGTCCGATCGACGTCCGGAAGCCAAGCCGAAAGGCAACGCAACCGTGTTCGAGCAGCACGCAAAAGCGCAGATGGAGGATTTTTAGGTGCGTCACCTTTTCACGGAAACTTATATTCCGACTTATGTGTGCAGTACCGCAGCGATATTGATTTCGTTGTTCGTCCTGCTACGCTGAAATTCTCCCAACGTCGTGCCCCCGCGTTGGATAGGATAATTTTTCAGGGGCTATAAGGAAGTAGCTGAAATGGCCGATACAACCCGATACGCGCTGATCAAGCCCGCAAGGCTTCTCTTTTCCTCAATCACGGCGAAGTCCGCGCCGCGCAATGTCGCTGGCGCCGTACCCAAGTTTTCCGGAACCTTCGGCATCGAAGCCGAAGACATGGAAAAGATCGTCGATATCATGGTGCAGGCGATTAAGGCCGAAACCGGCGGCTTCACCTCCCCGCCCGACTATTTTCTTGCGTGCCAGAGCGGCAAGACCGCCGGCAAGCGCGCATTGATGAAGGCGGAACTGGATGCACAGGGCAAGAGCGCCGATGAAGCGTTCAAGATCCGGGAGAAGGCGGAAGCGCGCGCGAAGCTCTACGAGCCATACGCTGGCATCCTG